TAGTTGACCCGCTTACTGTCCAATCGTCATCGCCAAATTCCTCACTTCTTAACGCTAAATTAGTACTCGCTCCCTCTGCTAAATACCCTAAACACTCACCTGTTTCTGGCTCATATTCAATCCTTGGCTTTGCGGTAAATGCTTTAGTGACTGCTGAGTCTAGTGTTTTGACGTAAGGTAAAGTTTTTACGCTTTCTGTCAGTTGAGATTTAGATATTAAATAACCCTTTTTACCGTCACCTCGAAAACTGAATACTCCGTTGCCAGCCGCAAAAATAATTTGATTATTTGTATTTACGCGACTTGGCGTATAAACGCTTATCTCATACCAGCCATCACCTATAAATTTTATGCTCGGAACTATTGTGGATGTTACGTTACCAATAGAGCCATTAAGTATATTAAAGTATACTGTGCCATTACCCCCAATTTGCAAGATTATCCACTCATACCCATCATACTTAACATTAAAAGATAACAATTGACTATCTTCCTCAACCCCTTTTAATTGATTAATTGAATGAAAAGAGTCTGTAGTGTCATTGCTTACTGTTAGTTTAAAAACTTGATTTTTGAAAGGGGCGTTTAAATTAACTTTTTTTACTACTACCCTTGTTTTAGCCCAATCCTCATTGCTAAAATCTTCGCTGTAGGTGAGTAAATTAGTAACACTCCCCACATAATCATTACGCAAAACATAATCGTATTGACCCTGTTCATTTATAAACCTGTCAAAATAACTAGCCGAACTTGCTCGTGCATAATCAAAATCAACATTATAAAGCTGTTGAGCAAAATTTAAATTGACCACATCACCACCAGTTCTGTTAACTCTCGCTCTCGCGACTTCGGTCGTATTTGTCGGGTTGCTTGGCGCCACCTCTGCGACTTCGGTCGTATTTGCCGGGTTGCCTGGCGCCACCTCTGCGACTTCGGTCGTATTTGCCGGGTTGCCGGGTGTTACTTCTGCGACTTCGGTCGTATTTGCCGGGTTGCCGGGTGTTACTTCGGTCGCCTCGACTAGGTTCGTTGGATCCCCGACGCTATTGTCTGCGACTTCGGTCGTATTTGCCGGGTTGCCTGGTGTTACCTCGGTCACCTCGACTAAGCTCGTTGGATCCCCGACGCTATTGTCTGCGACTTCGGTCGTATTCGCCGGGTTGCCTGGCGCCACCTCTGCGACTTCGGTCGTATTTGCCGGGTTGCCTGGCGCCACCTCTGCGACTTCGGTCGTATTTGCCGGGTTGCCTGGTTTATTATCTGAGATCACAATAATCGACATTTTTAGCCTCTTAAATTTATTTCGACGTTGTCGCCGCTTTGCTCGTTAATTAACTCTAACAGGTTTCTAGTTTGTTTCGTACTCATACCCGAGTCGCCGATAAAATCCACATTAAATACGCGAGACGGACCTTGAGACCCACCGCCGCCGCCACTAGGCGCCGCGCTTGCCGGTGTGGGTACCGCGCCACCACCGCCGCCGCCACCACTTGAACCACCACTTGAACCGCTCGAGCGTATAGCGTTAATCATTGCGCCGGTCCGGGCGATACTTGCCGCGCTATATGCCGCCGCGACTAGTGGCGCGAATGGGCCGCCCGTACTCATACCGGCTTGCCATGCATCGACGGCTGATTGTTTGCCTTTAATTAATGCCTGACCAATTGCTACACCTTTCATTAATTTACCGACTTTACTGCTATTCTCGGCGAGTAATTGGAATCCGGCTTGCAGATTATCTTTTAAAGTTTTGCGCTTTAGTTCTTCCGTATTTCTCATTATAGCGCTACTTTTCTCGGCGTATTGTTCTTCGCTGATCAATTTATTATCTAGCTGACTTTGTAATATATCTAGCTCGCGCTGATTGGCGGCCAGTTGCATTTCTTCTTGTGATTGAAAGCGTAAACCCATAGCCTCAAGTATGCCGATCGTCTCTTGTTGATACTGTTGCATCTTATTTTGAGGATCGCCCGTTCCCGTCTCTGTCTCGGTTCCCGTCTCTGTCTCGGTTCCCGTCTCTGTCTCGGCACCTGTTGCCGGATTAGTAAAACCGATCGCCGCTTGCGACTCTACCACTTTGGCGGCCATTGCGTCGGCTTGCTCGGCGACTTTGTCAAAGGCTCGGATCCATCCTATTTGTGCGGGTTCGCGTGATAGCATCTCTTGCAGTTCGGCGTTAGTTTGCATCATTGCTTTACTAGACTCGTCGGCCATCATTTTAATAGCTTTCGGAACTTCCGCATCGTTTATATTAGCGGCGGCGTCTGATAGCGATTGTGCTAGTGCATCGTTAAAAGGTCGTAGCCATTCCGACGCTGTGCTTAATAGTTCGCGAGTTTCCTGGCGTATGACATTTATACCCTTAACTATAAATTTTGTGACTTGATTCCACACATTAGTTACGACCGCCGACATTGTAACTAATCCTAATTCCATCACCTTAATAGCCATTTTAATGCCGTGAAAAGCATCTGCTAAAAAGGCCACGACTTGAACGACACCACGTAACGCCGGGATCACTTTAGACCGAACGCCGTCGGTCGATTGTATAAAATCCATAAAGTGCATAGTTAATGCGGTAATAAAAGGCGCCATTTCAGCGACCGCGGTATTAAGCTGACCGCCGATCACCTGAGACATACTAGCGAGTGTTTGTTCTGCCTCGATTGCTTTAGCGACGTCAATGTCGCTTAGACCGATCCCGAGGTTCTCCGCTTGTTGTGAATATTCCGCGAGCGCTTTTGCATTATTGGCGAATAAAGGCGCCAGGCGAATTGAGTCGCTTGCGATAGCTTCTAGGTAAAAAGTCATTTCTTGCTGAGAGACATTAGCGTCCTCGAGCGTTTTAATATATAACCCGAGCGCCTCTTGTGAATTTAATTTTTTAAATTGATCAATAGTAACGCCCATCTTTGGCGCCACTTGTTCGAAAAAATCTACCATCGGACCGGCACCGGTCGCGATAAAGTCACCCACGCGATCGTTAACGTCTTTTAAAATATCGGCGTACTTTTCCTGTGTAACACCGAACTGTTGAGCGGCAAAGGCGCCCCGCTGTAATTCGGTCACACTTAACCCGGCGGCGGTCGCGAGGTTTTTTAATTCTTTGATGTTTTTTAAACTAGATTTAGTGATAGCCGCACCGGCGACGACGGCCGCGGTAGCCGCCGCGGTACCCCAAGCGGCGAGATTTGTAGCGACGCCGCGGATCTGGTTGCCTAGCTTCATTAAGTCGCCGCGCATACCTTTAACGCCTTTTTGCACTCGCTGAGTACCACGATCAAAACTGCTAGTATCGCTTGTAACTTTTACGCTAATTTCACCGACATTACTCATAACATTTTTAACCCTTTCGCTCGTAATTTCGCGGCCCGGGTTTCTAAATGATCACGCTGTTCGGTGTTTAGTTTGCCGGGTTCGTCTTTTACTCGTTCCTCGAACGTTTCAAGATATAAGCCGACTTCATTAGGTGTTAACTGCCAAAATTCGGACGGCGTTACTTTGTTCGAGCGTACGACTAATAACTCGTACCATAGACCTACTACGCCTTTTTGCGGGACTTCGAAACTTTGGCCGGCGGTATTGTCGGCGTCTTTTTTTTAGAACCTTGAGGCTGATAGGCGAGTAATAGTTTACCCACAATATTTATATAAGACTCTTGATTGCTGTCGCTAAACATCATCTCGTCGTATATCTGATCGGGATCGGGCTTAAACCCGGCCTCTTTCAAATTATAATAAACAAATTTCGCCATTGCTAAAAGGTCTAGCTCTGGATCTGGCTTCGACATATCAGCGGCGAGTTTTTCCCAATTTACTAGGCGGCGAACGCGGTCCATTAGATCAAGTGTAACTTTTAGATCTCGGACCTCGTCACCAACTTGTAATTCGAGCGTTGATCTTACTGAATTACTAAACATCGATTAAGTTCCCGCCGTGAAGCCGATACTACCCGACGACAATAATGTCGCGTTAAACTCTACTCGCTCATTAGCGTCACCGCTGAACGATAGCTCGCTTAGTAAAGCGTCGAAAGTCAATTCGCTCTCGGTCGTTGTACCGTCACCAAGATCCACGACACAAGCGACCATTTGTGTAGTCTCGAAAATAGTATCGAGCAAAGCATAATCTTTGACCGGTCCCGAGACACTTAGATCAAGCGATTTTAAACCGCCCTTTGCAAGTAGTTCACGAAATCCGCTCGATTGATCGTCGGTAACTTCGATCGCCGTGTTGCTCAAACTAAAATCTTTAGTGACTACGCCGACTAGCGTCTGACCGCCGATTGTCATTGTAATGTCACGACCTAATAAACCTTTACCCGCTGACATACTCTACCCCTTAAAGTGGTTCATAATAAAAAATATATTCTTGCACACTGTACCTAGTTAAATTATCCGCGTCGATTAAAAATTGTCTAAATTGCTCTTTAAACGTACCGACCGCAAAACTAGTAGTGTTCACCATTTGCCAATTATTCAAAGCCGTTGTAATTTCGTCGGCTAAGATCATCAGTTCTTTATAACCACGATAACGAGAATAACCGGTAATACTGATTGTAACACTATTTGACGTTTCCGTATCTGTGTCGTCATTATCAGCCTGTACTACGCGGACCGACACGTACGGGTAATCGGTCCCCTGTGGGACGTAATCAAATACCGGCGTCGTTAACTCGGTCGATAACCTGGTAAATAACGCCGTTAAAATCTCATTCATTTTCGGCTTACCTTTCTAAACTGATCTTCTATGTTGCGCTTCAATTCGCCGCTTTTCTTATTCATTGCCGGACGTAAAAAAGGACGATCTTTTATTAGTTCTAATATAGCGCCATACATAAGATCGGTAAATACAAAAGCCACTTGCGTTAGTCTTATATGCGATATACCAATCGATCCGACTAGTCTACCTTTGTCTGTATTTGGCGCATCACCTGGCCGACTTGCAATATGGTACCCGGTGCGGCGTTCATACCTGGCGCCCGGCGACGGTCTATTTATGCTTATTACTGCCTCGCGTTGTATCTCGCTCGCCGTCGCCACGACACCACGATCCGCCGCCACTTTATATAACTTGGTCCGCTTGTCGATACCTTTTAAAGTCTTGTTAATACCGCTTACTTTAATACCTGGCATTATGTCGCATCACCCTCGTCGGCCGTAATATCGAGCCATACGTCGACGTCTTGAATAGGAACTATTGATCGAATATTAAAATATTTACCGTTATAAAATATACGCATATTATTTAAAACACCCGGTATAAATTCAAAACTAAATACGGTCGGGTAATCCTCGTCGATCTTGTCGTTCTCGATCGTTTCGCCACCACTTTTTCTTTGCACAAAGCCGGTAACAGTTGCGAACGTAGTCCAGGCGACCGTATAACCGCCGGCGCCGTCGGACGTCTCGACTAACTGCTCGATAACAAAAGTCTTTGTAAAATCGGCAAAAGTAGAATTTACAAAGTTACTCGCGAGGTTTTTAAAAGTCTGTCTAGTAACCGACATTTTAAATCCTTAACGATCTGAGATTACCGCCACCATTGAGTAATAAAACATCTAAGAACTGATCGGCGTTCTTTGTCTGAACTGTGGACCACTTACCGCCGTTAAAATACGAAACTGATAACGATCCGAGTGACTCGCTTTGTACGTTGGTAAAGGTTCCGCTCGGTGTCAGTTCGGTACCGCCGGCCACAATAAAAGCAAGCTCCATTTGTGCGCGTTTCAATTCGACCGGGATCTCGTTGCTGTCCGTCTGGTACCCGTCGATAAATACGTCGTATCGGGGCCATTGTAACGGCTGATCTCTTGTGACTTTGGCACCTTTTAATTTATCGCGATAACTCTCGAGATAGTCCATAGCGTTCAATAACTCGGCCTCTCGCGCTTCGACTGTGGTGCCTACTGTATTTCCGCGACTCGTTGCATAGGTTGTATACTCCGCGTCCGTTACGTAGCTATTCGCGCCCGCTACAATCGATCCAGTTTCCACGATTAAAGTCATAAACTATCTCGCTCTGTGTGTTCTAATAATTAAATAACTAATGTCATAGATTGACATTA